CAATATGTCCTGGTAACGACGGTGTAAAACCATATTTAATCGGGGATTTATCCCAGTTGGAAACGGCCGCATCTAGCATGTTTTTAGCAATAGCTTGATGTTTAACCATTTTATGCAGAGGAAAGCCTACTATAAACCGAGGCATGCCTTTCTGAAGCTTATTAATTTTATTCGGTTCAGCTTTTAAGAAACATTTAAGCTGGAAATCATCATTCCAATCCTTCAATACTTTCTCAGCGAATCCTTTCTTAGTAAACTTTTCAAGTACATTCTTGTTAAGTGGCAATCCATCAGCTTGATAAGGTTGTCCAGGCGATTTCGCATCCTTGACAGCGCTTGAATCAATTATATCAACGATATTTTCTACCGTCTTATAACCAATATCGGGTTCAAACTTGTTATTAGGCAACATCGTTAATAATAGATGCGCTACACGGTCCTTTTCCGTTTCTTCAACTTTGAGTTTGATCATTTCATGATTTTTATGAAACAATTCCAAATGGTTTTTAACTGATTTCAATTCAAGCTCGGCGTTCATTTCAGGGTAAGCATATTTGGAGGCATCATACCCTAATTTTACTAACTCATCTGCATGTTGGGCGAAGTATTCTACTACCTCGACTTGGGGCTTCGGGGTAGAACCGCAGTGCACCGGTTTTTCACGTTCTAATTCGGAATATGCCAGAGCGGCCTCGTCATCGTATCCCCATACTTTCTTGCTCGCTGGTGGTATATTAACACCACGAACTGTTCTGGTTAACTTTAATCTAGGTCTGTCCTCATCTTCTTCATCGAATTCTTCACGCTTGGTCTTGACGCGATTTCTATCCTCATCATACATAAACTCTTCGTTCATGTAGTCATCATCGAAGCCTAGATACACGCGTCCGTTTTTATCCATAAAATGGTAGAACTCATCATCTGAAAAGACTTCGACGTCACTTCCGCGGAATTTATAACTACGCTTGTGTTCACCGCTTTCTGGTAAATCACTTTCTTCTGAGCGCTTAGGCAAAGAGAATAGTATTTGTTCCATTCTAACAGCTACGTTATTGTCTTTCGATGCTGAAACGTGTATCCCAACAACATTACTCCCACAAAACAACGGTGAACCGGAGAAACCCTTATTGGTACTGGCTGTGTGCCACAGCTCATCAATACCACTGCCCTTCAGGGTTTTACCATTACTGGTTTTAAGAACTCCGCCAATGAATCCCACTGCGCTAACAGTCTGATTATACATCGATTGCTTCTTGGTGCTGACTGATGTAATGCCTAATTGAGACCACTCTTTACGAGTTAGTTCAATAGCAAATACATCCATTTCACGCACAATCAAGTTGTTGTCGATCTCAAACCTGCTTTTGTCAATGCCGCGCGCTCTCTGGTTAACTTTACACTGCTTAGTGTCACCAACTATGTTGGTTAAGAAAACACTAGCAGACCCCGAGCTAACAGCATTGGCAACATGCTTAGCCGTAACTAAATAATTATCGATGCGAAAGAAACAACCAACAACTGACAATTCTGATTCTTCACTAGCCAGTAGTATCGCACCTATAGGTCGCGTTGTACTGTTATAGAATTCAGATCCGTTTATAGCCATCTCATCCACAGGTCGATCATTACCGCAGAAATCATCCCCGTCAGTCGACACGGTAACTAATTTCCCATTAATGAGAAATTCGAACACAGTCGTCGTGCCAACTGTTCGTCTTTGTAGGAACCGTGGGGCGGCCATAGTAGGTGTTTCCACTCTGTCACTAATGACGTACTCCACGGGCTTCTGCAATAGGTAAGCGTAAGCATAGCAAAATAGCTTATACAAA